GAGTGGGAATACCTTGAGTCTGATAAACCTGTCGTGTCGTCGTCGTCGAAATCAAAATCGAAGAGTGGTGGTGGACGAAGCCGTCACCGTCATGACAATGACGACGATGATGAAGACCGTCACCGCGCGGCGTCTAGCAAGTATAAAACAAAAGATGACGACCTTCCAGTTGGCGAGATTGAGAATGTTATTACTGAGAAATTCCAGGAATATAACAAAACGCGTGAATTCGTTATTCACGAGTCAAAGAGCAGTTTTCTTGCATTGCTTATCAAGTCCGTGGAGGTTGTGAAGGTCTAATTAAGTGATTCCATGACATTCCATTCCATGACATTGCATTTGATGTATACTTATTATTATACATCAAATGGAATCACTTGTATCGCGGTCATCGCCGTATTACATGTATATGACTTCATTATCCGGTTCATTCTCGGTCTGCACATGCGATTGCCCGCGGCGTTCTCTTTGAGCCAAGAGTTCATACTTGGATTGAAGCAACCGGTATTCTTCCCGTAATTGGTCTATCACTTTATTACGTTCATCAACATCCACTTGTAGTTTCTGAATAATCTCGACCACTTGTTGATTATTCAATGCGACGGGAGGTTGGCCTGGTTGCTGTAATAGGATTTGACCTCCTGCGCCCGCTCCGCCCCCCGCCGCCGCTGCCGCCGCGTCTTCCGCCATTTTCGCCCGTTCCATTTCCAGTTTACGCGTTTGTTCAATAACATCAGGTTTCATTTCGGGGCGTCCCGGCGCATAATCCTCCAACTGTTTCTCAAGTTCAACCATATAAAACCGGCGAAGTGCGTGGTCTTTTATGAAATCCATGACCTTTTTCGGCGAATCACGTACCACATCCGGGTTCGCATTGACTAGCAGTTTACGTTTATCGAATGTATTATGTTCGTGTGAAAACACCAAAATCACCTTCATCGGGTCTAATTGGACAAACGGAACCGTATAATCTTTCAGAAATGCGCGTTCTTCCGCCAAACATGCTTCATCGTTGTATCGGTGTTGTTTCAACAGTTTACGTTTAAATGCAAATGTTCCCGCGGTTGCATGATTCGGGCCATATGGACCAAACCGCTTCATTTGACCGATATGTTTGAAATAAATGTATATTTCGCTCGAACCCGCGCAAAGTGCATCAGGGTGTGTCATGAGCATATGCACTGCATGAGAGACACGTTGTGGCGGATAATAGTCGTCATCGTCCATATAGACTAGAATCTCGCCGCGTGACTTTTCATGAAGCAGGTTACGTTTCTTTCCAAGCGGCATTTTGGTATCATATTTGAAATATTTCACGCGAGGATGTGACGCAACCAAATCTTCAATTGGGTCAGTTCCATCGTCGATTATAATCCACTCCATACGGTCTTGGGGATAATCCTGGTTGTTAAAACACGAAATCATCGCCTGAATAAATGGGCGTCGATTAAATGTCGGGGTACATACACTCACAAAAGGGTAGGTTTTGAAATACTCGGGTGTTGATTTTTCAGGGGCGCCGATGATTGGTCGCGCTGTGCCACCGCCGCCGCTTTTTTTATGTCCCATTCCAGTGTGTGTATGTGTGTATGTGTCTTGTCGTATAACAAGTATAATACGTTATACGACAAATTGTTTATGTTCTTTCATTCATTCATTCATTCATTCATCCACTCCAGTTTTTGATTGCATTGAAGAATTCCATGATTCCTTGCCAATAATGATACAGGTACAATACCAGCAACATCAAAATAACAATGGCAGCGACATTCAAGTCGAGATACTCGAATGCATAAAACATCAACGTCAAGTTGAAGAAGAAGAATATAATGGGAACATATTTGGAATACAGTTCGCGATACTGGTCCCAATGAAGAAGCGGATAAATAAAGATTGTTCCGATAAACTGGAAAAGTTGCACGAAAAACGAAATCATCGGTATGACGCCAACTCCGAATGCCGTAAACATCGACCATAATGAACCGCCAATAAATTCCTTCCGGTTTTCAGTAGGGTTCAAAATCATTCCGATGACAGTGGTAAAAAATGGACCACCCATCAAAATAAATGCTCCCAATAAAATAACCACAAATGGTATTAATATAATAATCAAAGGAGACACTGCAGTATATAACTCTTTCGGTATATTCTGCGAAATTTTGAGTATATATTCGAATATTGTGAGTAACATTGCGCGGTCGGATGAGAATGAAAATATGAATGAGTTGTTAATCCATTGCTTGAACCGAGCCTTGATAAATTCCCAGTTCAGTAGATTGACCTGGGTTACGCCTTCGTCTACACTATCTTTTATCATATCTACATCCTCTTTTGTCAGACAGAACCATTTAAAGACGTATGTATCCAGAAGGATGGCTGCTTTGAGATAAAATTTCTTCGGAGTTTCGAGTTTTGGGTCATCCGCAATTCCACCGAATTTAACATCACATTCGGCGTCACATGACGTATACTCATTCGTATAACAATACGGCCACTCATTTCGATTGGTTGGAAAGAGGGTTTGTAAATCAAGACTATTCATCTTGATACTTTCCGGTGTACAGAAAAAGAGAATATTCACACAAACCACTGAAATAATGATGGTCTCAATAAATAGGGTAAGAACACTCAATCCGAACTCTTTCAACGCCTCAATATCGAACAATGATTTTTTTGAAGAAGATTCGCCCTTGCCCTTGCCCTTGCCCTTGCCCTTGCCACCGTCATCGCCCTCGTCCTTGTCCTTGTCCTTGTCGTCCCCACCAAACATTCCGCCAACTTTGCTAAAAGTACCCTCTTCTTCTTCGTCATTCTGCTCCTCTTCCTCTTCGTTACCGGTGTCTTTTGTGTTTTCTTCGTCATCGTCAGCCATTATTTATGAGCGAGAGTTATATATAGAAGAGAATATTATCACGCGAATTATTAACGCGCATACATCAACCCACAATTTCCCGAGATAAACGTAAGCACATTATACCGCTCTTCTAGAATGTGGAAATCGTAATTGTAGAGATAGATATTCACGTTTGGTTTATTGAGACCGATAATCTCTCGCGTGTTCGGATTGCAAATCACCTTCACTTCAGCCGCGCTATCCAATGGCGGGTATATCGTCGTGAGTTCCAGCTCTATCTGATTGAACTTACTCATATTAATCGCGCCGCTGGGTTGCAGGTCATAGGGGTCCGAGTTCAGGCAGAAATTGTAACAGTATATCCCGGGTTTTGCACTCCCACGGGTGCGCGTATATTTCTCCACGTAGTTATAGATACCCGCATCCAGCAGATTCTCTCGATACTTCCCATTCAAAGAGATTCCCAACATCTGTAAAATATCGCGTTCATTCTCGGATTGGAAATCACCCGTGATATGAAGTCCGGTGAGGCGTTTATCGCGGGGGTTGATACCTGGACCGATTCCATCCTCCGGTCCATTTTTGTCATAGTAGTAGTGGTCGAACCGAAAATCCGGCCGTTCTCTCCATGCAGTTGTCTGGATGTCGCTTGCCGTAGTCACAATCTCACTAAACAACGCTGGTTTCCATCGGTCGTCGATTGGGGCAGGTATAATGTCATAAGGCAGATAATTGTACGGCCAGTTTGTGTAATTGCTCCACTCGTTTCGGAGATTCACGTCGCTTCGCTGAAAAAACATCGTCCACGACGCCACCATTCCCATCGAATTCTCTATTTTGATTTTCTTGTTCCCCGTCACATCGTTGAACACCCAATCATAATACGACTTAATCAAGTATTTCTGCTGGTTCGCCGCAAAGACTTTGGATTCATCATCCGAGAGAAAACAGTAGGTCGCCATCAAGTGGACATCCGCATTCCAGTCCGTGCGAATACTAGGGTATGAGTTCAGCGATAAATCAATACTGGGTGGCGGGTATAAAAATCGCCACATTTGGTGGAGGGGGTTCGTGAAGTCGGGTTGTACGACGGGCCAATAATTGCCCGGGTCGCCTACATCGCGAATCGTGAACAACTCCTTCACTGGGCGAAGTGTGACGTCGATTTGCAGTTGATTATACTGAAGACACACAAGCGGAAACGCCATTTTGGAGGAGAGCGTGAACCACGAATTGATGGGTATGTATATTTTTCTACCGCGAATGGAGGGTTCCGCGCCGGCCACATTATTCGTGCGATAGGCATTTGGATACTGATTCAACCGCGCACCAGAACAGCCTGGATTGTATAATTCGGGGACGTGACCGGTCATTTGGTTGTAAAGTTCGCGCTTGGTTGCGTCGAGGTCGCGTTCTAGAATCGCCATCAAATTATTACCGGTGAACTTTTGAAG